GATGGTTATTATCCTGCTGGGCATTGGCATCTGGGCATCTGTTAGTAACAACGACGATGATGATGGTCCCCCAACTGACTCGTCCTCGCAGACAATGATGCGAACCACACAGCAGTGTCTAATCATCACAACTATTCTTTAAGGAGCACACATGAAAGAAATAATCACCGATACAGATGCAACAGTGATCTCTGTATCCACCACAATAACACCGGGGTATCGTTTGGTATGTATTGATATGCACGATGGGTCTGAAAAAGACGCTGTGATACTGACAGAGCGAAGAGAGGTTGAGGCCATGATCACTGCCCTACAAAACTCACTTAATTACTGGGATGACCACCAAGCTGTGAACTAACCCACACAAAAGGGTTGACCTTAAGGGTCGGCCCTGTTATGCTTTATGTAAGCCACATCTCCTGAAGCTGGAGGATACAATCACCACCCCTGCGTGAAAGGTTGTACATCCTGTTAACACACAATCTGAAGTGGCTTACCGATATGTCGATAAAACACCCTTTCATAACGTAACGTGTCGATGCCATAAGCATGTCTGAAGTGGCCTCTGTTTTCTCCACATAACCACCCCCTCCCCCGTGGGGAAATCAAAACATGCCCCTGCCGAAAATATCACTTGCCGAAAAATATCTGTCTGGGTGTTTTGGAGCATTCGCACTGTCTGAGGTGCTAGACGGACAGCTCCGGGCGTCAACTATTTTTACGGATCTTTACAAAATATCATGGGCAAGGTCGATCCGGTTCCCGGTTCCTCGGGGCCTCTTCAGGAATGAAAGTTACTTGCCGAAACTAATAATAATTGGGTGTGACAGATAGCAAGCATATGGTTTGCCAGCTTAGAGCACGATTTGCTATTGACAAGCTTATATTTATATGAATTACACCATTTAACATAAAACACGTTATACGCACTAGCTAACAACACATAGCAAGCTAATAATGCCCCAATGTTACCAGTGCGACGCATAGGCCAGGCGCTTCAGGTCGTTACATGGTGTGGCTGTTACTGTGGTGATAGTTTCATGTGTGATTATTCATGTTATAGGGTTGTTTTGTGAATGAGACGACGAATGAGAATCATTATTATTTCGATTTCGAATTCAATTTCGGAATGAGAATCATTCCGCAAATATAAATATTTTGTAAATTTATAAATAAAAGCTTGACAAGAGAAGAGAATCGTGTTTAACACACAGCTATACTTTGAGCATTTCCCCATGATAACTATTCTCACATAAGCCCGTTACGGACCGGATACCCGGCAATGCTAAAGCATTGAAATAGTTGCCTATTGTAACTATTTTCTTTATTGCGTAGCAAGGCATTGATAGGAATTTTCGATAACAAAAATACTTGACACTTCAGATAAAATCATGCTCAAAAACAGGCCTTTTCTCATAAGATACGATCATCATTCTAATGGTTTGTCAACCATTAAACACGAATTAATTTGATTAAACTGCTAATTGTTTACAGGGTTTACCATCACATACCGACACAATAACACTAGGGCGATCATGCGATAGCGTGATCGGTGTTATCGTGGCGATGTGATAAAGTTAGTCAGTTAATGATTACGGATGTAATCATCTAAATGTTAATATTTCTCATTCGCTTTTAGGCGTCTACGAGCCACGATAACGCGAACGAGAATGCGATTTGTTCGCATTTGAGTTACCCTAGTGTTATTGTGTCGCTCGCTACGCTCGCGCCACTCCCCACGATTACGCGAACGATTATTTTATTGACAAGATTTTATTTTTATGCTCAATAAAACCAGTTCACACAATAGATTAGATGATAAAAGTTATCATTTGAGAGTGATTCTCACACTATGCAGACATAATGCGTAAAAATGCATATTTTATTCAGTTAATAACATGCGTTATTAATTGTGGGGGTTGTTAGGTAGGGCCATACCCTTTTAAGCGCAATATACGCCATTCTGAGGGACTTTATCCCTTGCCCTGGCTAGTGGGTTACCGCCTGGAGATCTCGATTATGCAGGTTTTAGTCACCTATCACTTTTTGATTATTGATTGATAAAACCTAACATATAAAAACACAAAAGCCGGGAGTTGCCCGGCATTATTTTTGGGGAGTAGTGGAGCCTTACAGCGCGATAGCCAGCAGGCCAGCGATCACGAAAGGGAGGTCATAACGATCTAAACGATTAAAGCGATTAAGTTTAATCAGAGTGTAAAAAGTCAATTGTAAAACGTCTATGATGGTGTTAAATCCTTGCGCCGTTGTTTCCGTCGTTACCAGACAGGCCAGCCAGTTAAAACACGTATTAGACACTAAAGCAATAAGGCAAGCCAGCAGGGTAGCGCGTAAAAGGCTTGTTTTGCTTATCGTGTAAATCATGTTTGTCATGTGGTGTTACTCGTTTAATGAGGGAGGTAAAATAATAACACACGAAAAAGGGCGCCGCAATAGCGCCCCGATGTTTAAGCTAATTCAATCTCAAACAAAACGCCCATATAGCGATCATCACCTGAAAGCGTAGTAACAATTTTCATACATTCTTCAAAGGTCCAAGCCATTGTAGACCCCTGGCGAACATAAGACACATAACCGGTTTTTGAAGTGCTTTTGATATTGTAGCGGATATTTGACATTTTATTTACCTTCGGTTTTGCGGGTTGGTTATCTTCCCGCCCTGAAATAAATAATAGTCGAAAACATCTGGCTAGGCAAGCGTTTTGCCTTTTCTTTACAGCCTCATTCACTGATTAGTTTAAATTCCGCCTCAGGGTGATAAAGGTCGGCCATATAGCGCTTTTTGTAATAGAAAGATACTTCCACAATGTGGGGCGCTTCGATTTCTATTTGTGTGATGAGGACGCCACCCGGTTTAAAGCCTGGTGCAATGTCCGGTAATTCGATGATCATTCCGCCTTTTAAATCTTTTGCTTTTACAGTTCTCATGATCATTAACCTTTTTTGCGTTTGATTACTTTTATTACTTTAAGGCCTTTTTGTTCTAAAAAATCCGGGTGGCGCAATTGTGCGGCGCTGCTACGGCTTTTCACCTTGTTAGACAACACACCATAATAGCGCCCGTCCTCATACTGCCCAATGAAATAACAATCGTTTACGCCATATTTTTCATCGCCTGCTTTCTGGATGATTTCGGCTAACTTGTCAACACTAATATTAATCATAATTGCTTTACCTCAAAGGATAGCGGGGCGGATAGCGCCCCGGTGTGATTATTTGTTAAGCTCTTTATATTCAGCGATCCAGCGGGTAAAAATCTTATGTTGCTTTTCTGCCGCTGCTTTTGTTCTATGTGAGATAGCGGTGATATACCAACAATCCGCAAGGCACCAACCGGAAGAATGAAAAATCCAAGGATAATTTGAATCCGCCGCTTTAAGTTTCACGATCTTCTCTTCTGGTTCGCTATGTGTGAAGGCCTCGATCTCGTTTGCTGTATACTGGCGATCCTGTCGCTTGATTCGATTTCCAAAATGATCGAAAGTGTAGTTGTGTGATTCTAGATGATTATCCAGCATTTTAAAGAATTCTGATTTAGTCATTGTTTTTACCTCTTTTGATTGTTGGTGATAACTTATCAAAAGGCGCTCATCTAAACGCCTTTTAATCTGTTAACTTAGTTGCTTTCTGTAACGTCTACCCAAAGAGCTAAATCAATAACGCCTTTTTCTTTAATCTTTTGCAGCAGACGATCAGCGCGATCAGAGCTATTGATATAATAATCAAAATCTTGCCCGGTCTCTTCGTCTGTCAGTGATTCAATTCTACCGATAATCACACGATCAAGAGCATAAGTTTTGTTAGTGTACCAGTTAGTGAGATGAATTTCACATTTGTAATCGTCGCTCGGGCCATCCAGGGTAACGACGTCGATTAAATCGCCTTTGAAAACTGAAAGCGACCACATCGGATCATGATCTACTACGCCGCCAAAATCTTTACCTTTAACAGTAGAGTTCAGATTGATGATAGTCATTTTCGTTTACCTCGTTAAGTTGTTTTCGTTTGTTTGCCCTACGAGATAAATAATAATATAAGCGGGGGTCGCTGTCAATAGACTTTTACGTATCTTTACATTATTCACTTTTTGCATCTTTATGCATCGCTATGCAATTGATTTCATGATGAAATTACTTTTTAGCCGTTTTCCCGTGTCAAGTTGTTTTTATATGGCCTTTAAACGCCCTGTAACGAGTTTTAAGCGGTTTTTCGTCCAGGCTGTACCCTAGTCCATTTTATCGGAGATCTCGCCATATTCACTATTTTGCATAAGATTTTAGGCGTTGTTGAGAGTAATTCTCATTAATGGAATAGCGGGCACCTCCGGTGGCTTTCCTCCGGTGTCCATCGTTGCCGCTTCAAAAAAAGAATAGCAAAAACCAGGACCGAAAGCAAGCCCTGGAATTGTAAAGATTTTGCCTATCATGCCAGGCCGGATCTCTTCGCCTTTGCAATGTCTGAATATAATTTCCTGAAGTATGCCGGGCCGCGCTCGTTTACCCTCACATATTCATCACGCGCCGCCACCAGGAGATCGTCGGGTAATAATCCATGATAACCACTGTTAACAATAGCGATCCGTTTTTTGTTGCAATCATAGTAAACATATGATCCATCGGCTAGATAAATTGTGCAGTTCTGCCGGATGTAGGGTATCAAATACGCCTCGCCCTGGTGCCGGATTTTGTAAAGCGCCATTTGTCCATTGTAGATCCGGCGGACGTGATACGGGTCATTGATTGCCCGGTGAATGTTTTCCTTCCAGGCGTTGCGAGCGTTGCCAACATTACGGATCAGCGCTTCCACCTCGGGGATCACCACGTTAGCACGGGCGGCGGATTTTGCCTGGTCTGATAATTCATCGTAATAAAACATTCGTACACTAATCATTTTTGATTCCTATAAACGGAAAATGTGGGAGGTCGGCGGGGCGAAGGTGCTGACTTCGAACCCACTCGCCAGACATGAGGACCAGGACACGGGAACCCCGCCAGCGGTATCGATTCCCGTTTAAAACGTTGACGTAAATGATCATGCGCCGTAAAGGCCATCACCATCAAAATCATCCTGAAAAAAAGACAGATATTCGAAAAACTCGAATTCCATCGCTACCGTATGTTTTACCAGATCGGTGTTTGCATATTCAGCGGGTGATAACCGGATCGGCGCGTCACTATATAGGTCAGTAAGTTCGATGTATTCACCGACTTTTTGAGCGGTCACCGTGTTTTTCTTGTTGTTAAAAATTACTGTTTTCATGGTTTACCTTCCAGGTTATGCCGGGGACGTTCCCCGGCTTGTCGGCGAGTGTATTAGAGCGCTTTTTCGATATCACTTAAAATCTTTTTGGCCAGGTCATAGCCTACATTCAGATCCCGCGCGATATCCTCGGCTAACAGTTTACGGCCTACGTTGCCGAAACTTAACATTCTTTTAACTTCCGGTAAACACTTACCCCAATAATTATAACAGGAGTTACCGATATATTTTGAATAAAACGCGTTATCGTTGCGAACTCCACCCAAAACAGCGACATTAACAGAGATAACGTGTTTAAAATTGTGCTTTTCCATTTTGGTTTACCTTTTCGGCTTGCCGGGGAGGTATTCCCCGGCCTCAAAAAGATATTAACCGATCCGCGACTGGCTTGCAAGCGTTTTTATTTAATAATTACGCCCACGTTTTAGCATAAGAAAACAGGTCAGAGACATAGCCGCGATAGCCGCCGGGGCGTTTTGCCTTTGCGTTGCGATACCATGCGACAATTACAGATCCGCCGCTTGTCACGCCACCAAAAAACCTTTCATCTCCGCTTCGCCAGCTTCCACCCATTGCCCACGCTGTAAAGTTTTAGGATCTACGTTGTCGGCCCAAATGTTAACAGTTTTTTGATATTTAGCCATCTTTTATTTACCCCAATTAGTTAGCACGGAAAACATCGTTAACAATAGCAGTTGTAAACATCCAGACCAGATCCGGGGTAGTTATAGGCAGGCTGTCAGCCTGTTTTATTGTTACTCCGCTTCTTTCAAGCGTGTAGGCGATAAAGTGGCGGTTTTCAAGTTTTCCGCTATGGGATTGAATAGATTTTTCAGTACGGATCAGGACAGTTAAACGGTCCGCTTGTTCGCTGTCATTCTCATGGCAAAATACTAACATGGTTTTTTCACCCTGGCGATTAAAGTCACAATTGACATTATCGTTAACATTTTCCAGAAAGAAAAATTTGTTTGCCTTTTCCATAATATTTTACCTTTTTCGCAGCGGGCCAATATTGCCCGGTCCAAGTAATATAACCTAACCGGGCCGGGGGATCAATAATTATTTTTTGCTTTCCGGCATCGGTTCGACTTCCGGCGATGGTATGCAGGCCGGATTAATCCAGCGCCCCTGGCGCTGATAGTCAACGGCGACGATCTCGCAAGTCAATTGATCATCATAGCTTTCTACTACATAATCGTCACACTGTTTTAAAGCCAGCGCACTATAAAAACACATTCCGGCGAATACTTCAAACATGATCGTTACCTTACTTTTTGAGGGTGAGAATAGGGCGCTTATCGCCTTCTTTAACGCCGGGGTCTAACTCATCGCAGATCCCGATCTGCTCGCCTTTGCCTAACGTGTATTCGTTTTCGTACACGTTGCAAGCCTGTTCCGTGGGGAATGTTTTTTTAACATTCCAATCACATTGTAATGCCATCGAACTAACAGAAATATGACAAGCCAATATAATAAATCCAAACATGGTAGCCGCCTTAATGGGGCGCAAGGCCCCGCTATTGATTATTTGTTGATCTGGTTTGTCTGATTATAGATCCCATATTGAACACGGGACACGGTAACAGATTGAGGGAGTAAGCAACGAACACGATCCGCGCGGTTGTCATATTTTTTGATATGCGCCGGAGTATTGTTGCGGGTAAACTTCACGCGTAAACGTAATTTATTGGGATCGCGATCATCGATTCCGGTTACCACGCCAAAAGCGATTTGACCATAGTTATGATACACCATTTTGCCCAAGAATTTTGATTCAAGAGCGGCGATTTCAGATTTTACGTTTTGCATGTTGTTTACCTTTTGGTTATTTGTTTCACTTGTCAATGTGTAGGAAGTATAACCCCACACATTAACCAGTGTCAACAATTAAAGACAAAATTTTTCTAGTTCTGACTCACGAAAAAGGAAATTATCTAGGCCCTTTGCCACATTTGAACACTCAAAAATCCATTTACCATTTGAATCTTTCCAAGCGCGATTAATCCCAACATAACAACAAAATTCAGAACTATAGGCCGTTTTATACATGTTTTGCTTTTCCATAGTGTTTACCTTTTTCAGTGTGGCGGTGAATTCCGCCACTGATTAAAGGATAGCATAACGCCGCCAGGATGCAACAAATATTTTTAAGAATTGTTGAGAACTGTTCTCATATGCAGTGATGTGCATAGAAAATCGCTGTTATGCAATTAGTTTCAACCGGTAACTAAATTTGCGACGTTTTGAGCGGGGCGCGGTTATCGGATACCATCTAAAACGCCCTCAAATCGATTCTAAGCGCTTCAATCCGTAACCCTGGTAAGTGCATTGCTACGCTGAGATCTCGCTAAATTCACTTTTTTGCATAAAAAAAAAAACCGGGGATAATTCCCCGGACTGGTTATTCACCTGCTACGGCGTACCGCTGCAAATTACGCTTACGATCGGCGATGCGTTTATTTAGCTTCGGATCATACTGGTCCGGCGACCATTGAACCGCGATCCGTTCCGGCTTATGCCGTTTATTGTTACGCTCGCGCCGCTCGTTAGTCTCACCAAAAGCAAGGCGATCGCGCTGGCTTGTCATCTTCTCAAAGTTGCGGCTTTTTGCTGTCATATCTTGATCCCCTGTGGTTGTATGTTTCCGCTCGCCATTCCGCGATCTGTTTTTTGCGATATTCGATCAGCTCTTCGATGTAGTCGAAGGATCCCTCTTTATGTACCAAGACCACGCCTCCCCGGTGTTTAATCTCACAAATCAGGCCGCTACCCTCCAAATCATTTAACGGCCCGGATCTCCTGGTGTGGTACTCCTCCCCCTGGAAGCGATATTCTATATAGTGGAACATTGTTTTAACCCTGTACCAGTAGTAAAACCATTTTATAACACGCCAGATCCTGACGTGAATTTTTGCATAATAACAAAATATGAGTAGAATCAACAATTCTTTCATATTACGCGGCGCTGTTTTTAAATGGCTTATCATGGCCTCCAAAATGTAGGCCGATATAGTGACCGACATCAAAATAATCTGTCATTATATCACTATTGTTATAATTATCTGTATTTAATGCCTCGATGATTTCGCCAACTGCCTTTTTGAATTCAGGAGTTTTGCAATATCTTTCATAGTGGTATGTGTTTAAATCCTTGTGCCCGTTTTCCCGTTCCCAATCTGTTAAATCTAAAACATCATTCAAATTGAACGGCGCGGATCGAACGGTACAACGGATCGTAGAATAGTGAATTACTTTAAACGTAACTTTCCAACCTTTGGGCAATACAGCTTTTACCGCTTCAACAATTTTCGCTTTCTTCTCTTTATTCATGTAGGCCATTTTGTTTACCTTTTAGGTTATGCCGGGGACAATTCCCCGGCTTTAATCAGTATAGCGGTTTAAAGAATCTTTGCAACGTCTTTATAAGACCATGCAAAAAGAGAATTTTGTTTACCTGGTGCAACTTCCGCCAGACGTCCAGCAAATCGGGCGCGGTTATGTGGGAACTCAAAGACAACCACACGACCGGATATCATTTCTACGCGATCACCGTTTTTCAGGGTCTTGATCCGGTCAATCAATGCTTTCTGCTCTTTTTTATATTTAGCATGTTGACGGCAAGCGGCGCGCCAATTAACGGAAAATTCATCTTTTTGCGTGGAGCGCTTAAGAAATTTTTCAGGGCAATTGTAATAATACGGGCCGCAAGATTCATCCATGTCTTTATAAAAAACCATACCATCTTTACGGGAAAGAATTGTAACACGAATGTAAAGACTTTCATCTTCCGCCCTTGCAAGCTGATAAACTTCATTACCGACAATAGAAGTTTCGATCACGCGGTTATCAGTCAGATAATTTTCAACAAATTTTTTGTTATTAAGATTAGAATAGATTCCAGTCCAGCCCATTTTATTTACCTCGTTAAGTTGTTTTCGTTTGTTGGTGCCTGGTAATTATAGGCCCTTTCCGGGCCTGGTGTCAAATTTATTTTCTTAAATCTTTCCAGCCAGCGGCGCATATATCGCCAGCAAGATAATATTTATTATCAAGCTCTGAGATCTTAAAGGTAAATTCATGCCCCAGGTAGTTAAATTTTTTAACCAGGACTGAGATCAGGCAATCCGGGCCGCGATGGAAATGATCCACGTTGTAGGCCTCTTTTGATATGCTGATACACTCCCCATATTGGGCGACCTGGTGAAAGCACTTGTTAAAATCGCGCATAAGCTTTAAAGATCTGAGATTCATTGCCATGATATTTTACCTTTGCTAGGGCCGGGGAGAATTCCCCGGCTGATTTGTATTATCTGTTATCGTGTGGCGGTTGTCAAATGATACGTTCGAATTTATCGAATCTTTTTGCGGATCTGCCGTGAACGTCGATCACGACGTTGGCGCGTTTACCATCGCATAGCCCGCAATCTAAACAGCTAATATTGTGAGTTGTATTAACGCAAGTGATCTCACCTTCCAGGCGTCGCATATTGGGAGTTTTCACGCGGAAAGTTTTATAACCCTTGCGCCATGCTGTGATCGCTTGCTTTTCCGTATCAGCGGAGATCTGGCAAATAGTAGCGATACGATGATCAAAATTCTTATGGTGGATCTGGTGAGTGTACCCCGTATTACCTTGCGTATGGTTGATCATGTTTTGCCATACCTCAAAAGGAACCGCCGCCGGATCACCGTAGGAACCTAAACGAATATGACGCCCCGCAAAATGTACCAGATCGCGAGAATCAAGATCTTTATAGTTGCCTTTTTTGTAAGACTTCCAGACTGCCAGCGGGGCCTGGTGTAGCGTTACATAACAAGCGCCGTTTAAGCTGGTACGATGGGGACACATACCGCAAACAGATGAATCAAGCTTGTTTGCGCTCGCTTCTAGTGGGCTAACATCTTCCCGCATGATCCAAGTCTGGATCATATCGCCGGTTTTATCGTTAGCGGTTGACATTGTAGCAATGACCACGATCGGGGCCATATCCAGAACTGACGGGCCTTTATATAATACATAACCCTTTTTTGCTGTGGATTTTTTACCCGGTACACTGTGCACGATCTCGGATTCAGAGTTGACAACCAGACCATTATTAAGTTTAAACGTAGACATTGCTTTTTACCTCGATTTATCGCGGCCCTTGCCGCCTGAGAAAACACTTTATCAAAGGCGCTAACTGAAAGCAAGCGCCCAGGATAAAATATTTTATTTAGCTAGGGATAAGGTTTTGCCGTGGTTGATCCCAGGGATAACCCATTGCCCGGAGCCATCTTTAACAGGTTGACGTAAACGCGCCGCCGTGGTTACCTTGCTGTTAACATTACGGGCAAAAGTGCGGGCCTGGTCACGGGTATTAAAAGAAATATTTTTCATGTTGTAGCCTCGTTTTGTGTGGTTTTTTGTTGCGCTTGTCAGGTCCGGGGATTGTAACCCCGGATACTAGCCAGTGTCAATTAAATATTTATTCTTCTTCTTCGGGATCTCCATATGCACTATGGATCGGAGTCCGGCAATTACCACATGGGAAATCCGCACCTTCCCAGAAAATATCCACATCGGCTGGCATCCATGCTAGATCACTCTCATTTCTTAATTCTTCCAATAGGCGGGTAAAATTTTCATGCGTACACTTTGAACAAAGACAACCACCATCACGCATAATTAAAATTTTCGGATACCCACCGAACTCATACGGGTGGCGGATATAATTTTTTACAGTGTCGATCAATTGTTTGTTAGCGGAAATTTCCATTCTATTTTACCTTTTAAGTGTGGGCGACGTGGCGACCTGATGAGATGGATAGTAAGCGCTTTCCTAATTGCCGTCAATCCCCTGGATGAAAATAAATTAAAAATATTTTTGTTCGTGTGGGCTTGCGCCCCGGCCTGGTTAGTGTACTATATAAGAACGCCCACAAATAAAGGTAAACGAAATGGAAAACGAAAAAGTGATAACGAGTGAAACAATGGTTACCCTTTCCACCTGGGAAACGGAAAGCGCAGCGCCCCAGGTTAGGATCGTGCCTTTACCCTTCGCGTTGAAAATGTATAATGCAGGATTTACCAGGGTGAGAATTGTAGCGGAAAACGGGGAAGTGATCGCGGACTCCTGGGAGTAAAAATATTTTATCGCGGGGCTTGCAAACGGCCCCGGCCTGGGTTATATTTATCAGACAGGAGAAGAGACGCCACCCCACGGCGGAAAGGCGGGGCTAACATACCAGGCGCGGCGACCTGGTTGGAAGGTGGATCGCCGGTAGCTCGCATTAAGCCTATTTGTAAAGAATTGTAAAGAAGCTTGCAAACGGGGGCCAGGTATCCTATATTATACACATAGCGGGAACATCGAAACCGGAGTACAAAACACCGGGGGTGCCTGTCATTCAGCAAATGAGAATGATTATCATTCAAATAACTAAATAAGAATGCTTCTCATTCAACAAAAAATTTAAATATTGACTTCTGATTTTTCATGTGAGATACTGAGCGATACCCCTAAAAAATTTTTTCGCGTAAGAAAACAAATACGATCTGGAAATTGAGATCTCGATCGAGAACCGGGCCGAAAAATTTTTTCTAGAGAAAAAACAATTACGATCTCGATTTTGAAAAACCGATCGAGAACCCGGTTGATATAGAGAAAAATTTTTTGATAGTGAGAGCAAATACGTTTTTGAAAACGAAAAGTCGATCGAGAACCCAGAGTTTTCTACCTGAAAATTTGAGATATCTTTTTCGCCTATTTGAGATAAATGTCCAATCTTGATACCAAGATACCTATAGCAATCATACACTTGTGCATCATTTTTCGACATAGCTTCCACAAAGGTTTGAGATAATCTACTCCCAAAACTCTTGATTTAAAATTTGCAGGGAAGATGAAATCCGTTTCAAAAACGATTTTGAAAACCATTTCGAATTTTAAAATATCTTTGGGATATTAAATATCGTACAAATATCCCACAGTTTTGAATCTTATCTCGGACTGAAAATCACTTTCCATTTTAAAATATCATAGGTTGTACCTGTAGATATTTCATACATTTGAATCTCATCTGGAGTCGGATTACAAATGTCAATGAAAAATGTGCTCAATACAGAAATCAGGAACCGTTCTGTCTTTCCTGGGACTGTGTAAACAATACGCATATCACCGGGAATAGGAGAAAGGACCAAGGAAGTAGGGCCATTCATAAGTGTAACGGTATTATCAGCAATCTTGATACGACCATCGACACCATACACCAAATCATGGACAGAAGAATAATGTGCAAGCACCTCTACTACCGGGTTACCGACAAGGTTCACGAGGTAATCAAGATACAGGTCTCGCCATCCTCGATTCTGCATCATGTACCGTATAGGGGAGCCTCCATCAAACATCTCACCCAGTTGCTCTGCGATCCAGGCAACACCATTTGCAATGTCTTCTCTGTTCCAGGTATTGTCGATATCTAAGATATCCTTGCTGAACTTGTTCATGCGCCGCATGGCATTGAGTACATACTCACCTCTTTCAACAAAGGCACGTTCAGTGTCCTTGGCATAATCGAGAAGCCCTTCAACCTCTGAACCTGTAGCGTATTGCTTAAGGTCATCAAGCACACTTTCCACGCTGGCCTTGGCCTGATTGAAAGTCCTCTCATCAGTCTCGTCAGTAGAGAATTCTACACCACCAAGGGCATATACTGCATCAAGGTAAAGCCTTTCAAGGTCGCTGCGCACGTTAGGAAAATCATAACTAACCTTGTTATGGGGGATAAGTTCGAGAGTGTTTAAAATAGTGGTCATTGTATATCGTCCTGTAATCAATCCTGAGGCGTTTTATGCAAAGGCAGTACGTTTGCCTACCTTATGTGCTAAAAACCCCGCCTCAGCGTTTCTACGCATCATACGGGGCATCATAGCATATGTTTTTCAGTCACGTTTCATTTGGTAGCGCATATACGCCATATTCATCTTGTGTTTGACATCGAAAGTTACCGGGAGGTTTCCAAACACCAGGTAGCAGACATCATACATGATCTCCCAGAACTTAAAAACCAAATATTTAGACCGTTTTTCTAAGCTCATCATCTCACCTCCACAGGTTCAATAAAATAGTTCTGACCTTGTTTTGTTTGACAAAATGAACCAACGTACCAGACACCGGAACCACCATGATGGGTGCTACGGAGGATATCATATCCGCGAAGCTTTTCCGCTTTTTGGACATTTTCTGGTGCATCGACTATCTTCATCAGCAAATCAAAACCAGACATCGACATCAGGAACTTGTTCCCACCTTGATCGACCATTTCGATATTAGCAGCAGAACGACCACGACTGAATCCAGTGTACTGAAGTTTCAGCTCGTGAATTTCATGACGATCGGAAACATCCACCTTATCTTCCATCTTCCAGTCATGGGCATACCCGGTATACCAAGCATTACTGCCTTTGAGGTATAGTGCGGGGTATCCACGCTTTCCTAACTTAGCCATATCTCACCTCCTGCGGGGCGGCTGCGAGCATGGCGGCGCGGCAGGATTCATACTTCGCCATCACGACCAAAACGCCATGATTCCATGCGTGCTCATCAATTGAGTCGCACGTTTTACATTCTTCAATTGCCGCTTCGAATATCGACACATCATCCGGCACTACCGGAGAGTTGCCAGCCTCATAAGCTACGCGCATCCAGTGATAAAAAGCTTCTGCGGTAACACAGCCGCAATCTACTTCAATAACCCCATCTTGTTGCGATAACCATTCTTCGAATTTCATGAATTACCCTCCATTCTTTTCAATACCAAGGATCATACCCTGGAGTTGTTGTTTCATTGGAATCAGGATTGGCATATCATCGATCCAGACATCAGGAACCCAACCCGCTTTAGCACAAGCCGTAGCCTTTTGTACACCACCGCAGTAGATGATGTCAATACCAAGTTTCTCAGACCAGTATTCGATGTCTTCATTGCGATCTGTTTCATACCTGAAGGTAACAAACTTCACTGACCAACCAGAACCACGATGACAGAACAGGTGGACAAACTCAGCCCAGCGTTCAGGGTCGAGGGTAAAGGTATCATCGAAGTCAAGGGCTATTCGCTTACTTTCAAATGGTTTCATTTACCCACCAACACTACATAAGCTGGCTCGCGGTTACAAAAATCACGATGACCAAAACGTGGCTTTGAAAG